GTCACGTCCGCCCTGCAGGTGTCTCATTAGGAATCGATCGGCGTACTCTGTTGACCCTTTAATACCCGCGTTCTTAACTGCTTCTCGGAAGAGGTTACCATGTTTCAACAGCGTACCTATGTCATCGGCGATGAGCATAGTATCGTCAGATTGTACATAATAATACTCCTTGGAGGAGCCGGGCCGTTCAGCCTCAACGTACTGAGTTAGATATTGCGTTAGCTCATCAACGGTCCAGCCTTTGAGACGAGCTAATGCTTCTCCATTCACAACGGAATTTACGAGTGTGCCCGTTTCGGACGTCGCCTTTACGCCTGACAGCAAACCGAGACGTCCAGGTTTGAATGCCCAACCTCTACCTGATCCGGCTATGGAATAGTCAGGCCAGAGAAGAGTCGCGTCATTGTGTAAGTAGCTCATCGCGTCCCACCAATAACTGCTGTTGTCGAGGACGTCGGTAAACATCGCAATGATCTTTTCAATTAGATCGACTGGCATGAAACGATCGAAGTTGCTGTAATCCGCCTCCATCAGCCATAGCTTGCCTTTTCGGTCATCATCGCTGAGCCGGTGCATTCTCTGTTTTTTACCTTCTCCGTCGTGATAACATCCTGGAAGGAAGTAACGAACGGTTTTGTAAAGCGTGGATACAGGACTAGTGATAACGTTGTAGGCGTAGGGAACCATGTGAGCGACTCGCTGTGAATTCACACCTCGCTCGTCGTACGCAGAACGGAGTCCACTGCCGGTCAGTGAGAACATATGCTGCCATTTATATCCTGGTTGCAACCGTCGCAGCGGTGCGACGGCGAAAGGAAAGCCTTTGAGTCCCAACGCACCCGCTCTCTCGTCGACTAGCTCCAGCGTTCGTTTCCAAGAACCTCCCGCAAGTCTAACGACGTCGCTAAACAGCTCGACCGTCTTGATACGAGTGACGGGACTGCCGTCTGCGTCAACCTCTGCATTGAAGTAGGGGTAGCCGGGATTGGTAAGAATGGGATCGCCGGCATCCGCCCAAAACTCCCGGTACTTCTCTTTCCCCGCGTTACTTCTGGTGATAGCGTGGATAGCGCGTCGATGAGCTTCGAGCGATGTTTTAAAGTATGCCAGGTTCGTTGCATTTCGCCCAGCGTACGAAACGACCCACCAACCATGATTGATGGACCGCACTACGCAGGCCTTTTTCATAATGTCTACGTTGGATAGGATGAACTGTACTGTGCCTTGATGAGTACGAAAGACCTCTCTGGCGGCCTCGGCTGATTTTCCTCCCCCGTCAAATACACTCGAGTCGGGAACGTCGCATTCCCTGTCCTTATCGAAGACAAGGGGCAATCCTAGTTTAGTCCATTCATCACAGAGCAAGGCTATCAAATTGTAAGCGGACTCGGAGAACTTCTTTAGAGATCCTCCACCGTTAAACACGAAACGATCCGCTACCCTGGGTTCATAAGCACGCTTCTTGTTATCCCTATCCAGGAAACCGAAGCGGGCAGAGAAAGCATGAGGGACAGCACCGGGATAAAATTTCCGTGCTATCTCTGGTAGCGTAAGATTCGGACCCAGGACCTCATCTTCAGTAGCGGTCCTGGGTTCCGTGAACGGCCGAGTGCGCTTTGGGAAAGCGGACATCCGCGGACTTGACTTTCTGTCCTCCGCGGAGTCGATCTGGTAACTGGCCATATCTTACGTTTTCGTGATTAAATTTTTGGTAACTCATCGTCATCCACCTCTTTCTTAGCGGCTTTCTTAGCGGCCTCGTCAGCATCGTTTTTCATCTCGGTCGCCGCCGTCTTCACTGCGGTGCCTGCACCCTCGGAGGAATTAGCCGCTTCCCTCTCATCCTTCTTCTGTTCCTCTTCGATCTTCTTGATGGTGTCGGCAACTTTGGCGGCTTCATCGGCGTCCCCTATGCCCGCCTTAGCTGTTGAATACGCACCGAAGTGGACGTAACGCGCCCAGAAGTCCTGCCGGTCGAGCGACCAGGTAGTCTCCTGAATAGGCAGCTGAATCACTTCCCTGGCCTGTGTCGGCTGGCTCGGTTTGAGTAACGCATCAAAGTTGATGTAGAGGTGGGTGTTTGGATAAGCGTAACGCGGAGTCACGATTGTCTTTGGCACCATGCGGTTAGTTTTGATGGGTTGCAAGGCGAAGTTCCACAAGCCTTCGCTTGGCACTAATTTGGTAATTTCCATTTTAGCTTGATTATGAGCGAAGTAGACCAGCGGTCTGTCGCCATACCAAGACTTCGCATCCACGGAATACGTGAACGATGGCACGGGCATGAATTTTAAGAATCTGAGATACAAACCAAAGCCGAGTGGTACCAACCTAGTATCCGGGTCTAAAGGCCCTTGCAGCGCTTCCAGCCCTGCGTATGTAGCACCATACGGCTTGCCGTAGCCCGTAATCAATTCGTAGTTCCGTTTTACAGTATTATCAGGATCCGCTTTCTCCGCAAAAGCCCAGGCCTGTTCGATCTCCATTTGATCGCCCTTGACCTGGTACAACAGGCCGAAAGCAGAGAAGTATGTGGCGAGCATCTCGCGATCCGCTGCCACCGTGAGGATCCGGATGGCTATTTCGTAGTTGTCCAATGTCATATCCTCAATGAAAGCTTTGGTCGCCTCGATGGTGTTACAAATGTCCACCCCTGCGTCAGCGCGAACACCAGATCCCATGAAGGAGGGTTTCATGCTCCTCCAATCGCGTTCGGTAATCTCGCGCAGGTGTTTGGCACGATCGTCATCAACGATGAAGCCAAGTTCAAAATTAGGATATGCGGCCGGAATGGCAGTATCGAGAGCTAATGAGAATTTCATGTTAGTCCTCAGGAACTCATGATAGCCGTAACAGTAGTCAGGCGCTCCACTATCCAGCATAAGCTTGTTACCGGTGATGCCTTTGTCCGCCCCGGCCATAATTGAGTAGCTCACAGTGTGCGGTATTTCGAACGGCAGCAAGCATCTGATGTTCAGATTCTTAAGGCCGGTCAAAGAAGAGGTTGAACTGCCTCTGGTGAGAGATGGAATGAGACCGCGAAGCGCGGATGTTACCACACCGTCAACCACGCGATTGCGGATTAGCAATGTCGCCAAATCATAAGCAACGTCAAACTTCGCCACTATGCCTCCTGACAGAATGGGCAGGAACTGGGGTCGATTTAACTCCGCCATGGCATCGATCGTAGCGGGAAACTCCATCTGATCGATGACGGACTCCACCGCGTTGATTTTCTTCCGGAGACCGAAGCCCGACATATATTCAGTCGGAAAAACATTACATGCCAGTTCCCTATCAGCCAATGACGACAAGGACTTGAAGAGCTGTTCGGCGTCGGCTTTTGCGTTCAGGTAGTCGTGAGCACGAATGGTGGCTTCAATTTTGTTTAGTGTCTCGGTCTCCAAAGCCGGGAACGCCGCGATCCATTTCTGCAATACTTCGTAAGATTGGAGATACATTTCCAAGCCGAAGAATTGGTTGTAGGTCAACAAGCTCTGGAGGTAGATGGAGAAAACGCGCAGACCCTTGGCCCTCTCGATGTTCGACGTAATGTCAACCGTCTTCCGCGGAGGAACGAACGCATACCACGTGTCTTTGTCCATCAGAAGCTGGTAGATATGATCAATAACTCGACAGAGGGCATACCTGTGTATGACTGCTGTGTTACTTAAATGATCACTTTCGTTAGCGTCTTCGGGCTTCGCGTCCGGCTCATTTTCCGCTTTCTTCTTCTTCTTCTGCTTAGCCTTCTCGAACATGGGTAAAACACCGAGCTTCACTATCTCGTTCGTGTCGGGATCGTGGATGGGCAAGTCGCCGTCGTCACCATCGATTAAGACCGAGCGATAGAGCGCATACATCTTCGCATGAACGGAATCCTTACCGTCTTTCATGCCAGCCAGAGTCCAATTGTCAGGGTTCGCCTCGGACGCGGTGATTAGTTGCGCTATTATATCCCTATCCTCGTCCGTCAGCTTCACATCAACCGCGCTTTTAGTAAGCTGTTCGATGTAGGTGAGGATATCAGTTCTGTTGATCTGGTATTTGTTGGGGTTGGTCGCGTCCATCGATTCGATGACTTGGGCAGTGAGGTTGGTCAGGTCAGCAAGATACTTAATCGATTTCAGCAACTCCTCAGCTGAGTTGAGCTTGATTGCAGCGCGTAGCCTCCCTATCGCATACCGGGGAACAGGGTAGCCGGACATCCTGGCTATACAGGCCGTTCTGGTATCGAACAAGCGAGTTAACCCGTCGCTTAGCGGGACGATCACAGTCGCTCTCTCGACCTTGACCGCTGAAGTGATTTGTTTCATGTGTTGTCTTGAATTTTGATGATTATTAAATGGGAAAATAAACGGGAGGAGGTGCTCCCCCCGTTCTATTTATACGTAGAGATAGATTAAACCTGAGGCACATCGGTAGTGAAGTCGTATTCTTCGAGGGTGGCCTCGTGTGTCGCTCCTTCATCCTCCGGTGCGGTTGGCAATTCCTCGGCGGCCTCTTCCTCAGCCAAGGCCTGTGCTGCAGCGGCGCGAGCGCGAGCGGCGGCAAGCGCCTGTTCCTGCTGCATACGGCGGTTCTGCTTTGATCGGAATTTCACATTCTTGCGTTCATAACGGCCAGCCTTCTTAAGCGCATTCTTGATGGCTTTGCGCTTAAACAGGCCCCCGACCTCTGAGTCATCGAACAGGTCGCCGACAGCGGTGAGCGTCGAGGCTATGATGTTCTCATCCAGAGTGGGATCACCGGTCGTATAGGTGGTGTCGTCTTCCGCCATCAAATCGTTCATGGCGCCGACGATGTCACCTGAAGCGACCGCGTCCGCGAAGTCGTCACCAAACAATTCCCGGTAATGATCTACCACATCACCAGCTTCAGTGTTGGTGCCTTTCGCACCAAAGCTTTGCAACGCCGACACCTGACGACGCAAGGTGGGCTGTTCCGCAACGATAGGGAGGATGGAATCAGCATCATCCGTTGTCATCCGTTCGAGGGCGGTCTGATAAACCGGGTCAGCCTGGCCTTTGTCGCCTATGGCCTTAGCTATAAGCGTGCCGATCTGATCTTTGTGCGCACTGATCCACTTAGATACAGCGGGCGCGATTGCTCCGAAGAACTTAGCCGGGACGGGCGAACCTATGAATGGCTGTGCGGCGTCAATCATTTCCAGCTCAGCCATATCAACGGGATCGCCGGTCATCATAGTTGGGTCGCCGGCCATAGGCAGCTCCAGGATGCTGGTGATCCGGGCCTGTGAGCGTGTCAATCTGGCACGTGCTGCCAGGTCGTAGAACGCCTTACCCAGGTTACGCATCTCATACAGCCTGTCGGTATCGAAATCCTGCTGCTGATCGTTCTCCCAATTGATACCCAATAGCTTGGGTAGCCAGTTCACCCCCTGTCGGATGGTTTCGGCACCTTTGCGATAAATGTATTTTACCAGGCTTACTTTCTTACCGTTAGCGTCAGTCCGAGTGATGGGATCCCACGTTTCGATCTGCTTGGCCATGGCCGTTGCCAGAGGTCCTGGGGCCATACAGCCGTCGCGCAGTATCTTTTCGTAGTAGTCGAAATCACCGGGGGCTCTGAATGCTGCCATATAGACAAGCATCATGCCTGCGAATACTTCAGGGAAGTCCGCATCTGAAATGAATTCACGAGAGAGGAAAGCCAACGGTTTGGGAGGCCCATCTTCCGTCGCAATGGCAGAGAGGATGGAAGTACCCTCTCTCTGACACAGAGCGATGATGTCGGCGACCATGTCCGGAGACATGATGGCAAGAAGGTGCGCAGCCTTATTCGCCCTCTCGTTACTATAATATCGTGTCATGCTTTAAACTTTGAAATAAAGAAATTGTTTTCGAGCGTCAAATCAGCGCGTTCCGCACACCGATCGTCCATACGTGGGCGGGACCCGGAACGATACCGTTCACGGTAGCGTTAGAGGGTAACCCCTGCACTGTCAGAACGATGGGATTAGCGTTGCTGTACCGTCCTAACTGGACGTAGGGCCTGTTAGTGACCAGAGCCCACGGCACGAAGAAACCCCTGGCATGCCAGCCGCTGTTCAGCGTGAAGGACCACGGTGTAGTTGAAACGACCAGGGATGATCCGTTTGCGAGAGGGAACGTGCCCGCCACGGTGAAGATGGTGCCCGGGTTTGCAGTCAGCGTAGAGATACCAATAGTCAGTAAAACACCTACGTAATAGCGAGGATCCACGGCGCCATTGAGCGTCACGGTGAAGGTCGTGCCCGCGAAAACGCCTGAAGCGATCTCGCTTTCAAAGGGCGTTTCGATGGCCTGCTTGTCCATCATCCACTTCATGTCGTTCGCGGCGAAGTACGAGCTGGGATCGAGCGGGTACTGGTTCAACGTCGCTCCGGTCATTTGGTAGAAGGGCATCCTGGCGGTGCGAGGTACTTTACCCATCATGCGCCTGGCTTCAACCTGCCGTTCGATGGTGTTCATGTTGGCGGCGGTGGACATAGCCTGGCCGAGCGCTTTCTTCTGAGCGGCTTTACGCTTCGCAGATTCGATTAGCTTGGCTGTCAGGTAACCGGCACCACCGGCACCAACGCCGATTGCAACAGGTTTTACCCATTTGGGAAGAGGCTTGTGCGTTTTCTTCTTCCGCACGGGTGCGCCGTAAGTGGGCGCTTCATCCTCGTCGCTCACGTCACCGATGAGCGTGTTCCAGGTGTCGAGCAACGCGGTTGATACGTCGCCGTAAGGACCGGCATCGTCCACCACATCACCCATGAGATAGTTGGCATTGGAGACATCAGCCTTAGCAGGTCTTCCTTCGGCCGTAGCGAGAATCTCTTCAAGACTGTACATCTTGCCGAGACTACGATTTGCCGATTTAGAAATCGGACTTTGTTTTACGGTAGTCATTGTTAGAAAATTGAGGTTAAGAAATGAAATACAGAGTTATTAATAGCCCGTCGAAGTAACGGGCAGTCGCATTCTTTCCAAAGTGTCAGCGTATATAGGTTTGGGCTGACCCCACAGTACTACGTGCACCCGATGCGTGACGGCAGGACTGGGCTTCAGGATCTGGATGTGCAGATGATCAGGCTCAATGAATATACCCATGGGCCAGGGTCCAAAGTTGACATCGACCAAGGTCTGCAGAGCGTGAATCAAAGGCAGCCTCTTATAAAGGACCGGATCTGATCGGTTCGTAACTGCGTAATAGGGTCTCGCCGACACAGCGATATCGGGCGCCAAGTCGATAGCCTGGCACAGCTCATGCGAAGGAGAATCGCGTATAAGCGAAGTGCACTTCCACCGATAACCAGTGGCGCGTTCTATCGCGATCCAAATTCGTAAGAACTGAGGTAGGAACATAGTCTGCAATTGCATCAGCTGAGCGGGCGCGGCGACACTGGGGTCTTGCGATACGAACTGGTAGTCGCCGATGTTGAATCTGTGAGCACGGAG